CGCACTATTGACAGAAAGAAAAAGGCGTTTTCGTTTCTGGCGACCAGGCTAAGAGCTCGAGCTCACCTGGTCGACGAGCTCCTCGAGCGCGTGACATGTCACAATGAAATTTTCGCTTGTCAAGAGGGCGCGCCAGGGAAACGAGGCGCGAACTTGCAAGGTTATCCGCTCGAATCCTCGCTAACAAGAGCGCGTAACTAGCCCGGCGCCCCTGGAAATTCCAGGGGCGCGAGTGTTTCAACAATGTTAAATTTGAGAAACGGTAGAAGCGGGGTAGCAGCCGCTTCCACCTGGAACCGGATCAGATAAAAGCGCTATCTGCCGGCGCCGGCACAGTCTAGCAAACACTGGCGGCGTAGGGCAGGGGAGAAATGTCAAGGCCTTGTCCTACGAGCTCGTTAACGCCGTCCTACGCGGTGCCATACCCTCGATCAATCCTCTAGCTCGCCTGGTCCTGGCGACCCTCGCAAGCTACGCCGACCGCGACACGCTCGCCTGTTTTCCCTCGATCACGACACTAGCGGCAAATACAGGGTTAGCGCGTCGCACCGTCTTTAATTCGCTCGACGAGCTCGAGGCCGCCGGCTGCATCGCTCGCCTTGTCACACCTGGCCGGCCGACTCAATACACAATCATCCTAACTAGTGCACCTAGTGCACCAGTGCACACCGTGCACCAGTGCAAACCAGGCCGCGAACTAGTGCACGCCGTGCACCCCACTAGTGCACCTGGTGCACCCGATCCAATCATAGAACCAATCAGAGAACCTAAAACCCAAGACTCCACCCCGATTGCTTCGCAATCTGCCCCTCGCGACGAGGGGCGCTCGCAACGCGAGCCAAAGAACGGGAAAGTCCAACACCGAATCGACTCGCGACTCTCGAGCGGCGCTCAACGTGCGGCGCTTGCCGGCCGCGCGCTCGCAATTGGCGCGGCTCCACCTGGCCGGCGCGAAAACCTCGAGGCCGCCGAGGCGCGGATTGTCGCGCTCGAGCGAGCACCGCCGACGCCGGAAATGCGGGCGAGGGTCGACGAGCTCCGCGACAAATTCACCGGATGGAATCCCGCCAAGAGGCGCGCATGATCTACCTGATCCACTTTCGCCGGCCGTTCAAACACGCGCGCCATTACCTCGGCCACTGCGAAGACGGCGCGCTCGAGCAACGCCTCGAGCGACACCTCGCCGGACGCGGTTCGCGACTGATGCGCGCCGTAGGCCTGGCCGGTATCACGGTGAAAGTTTCGCGCACCTGGACGCCTGGCGGTCGCGACCAGGAGCGCCAATTGAAAAACCGCCACAACATGCGCGGCCTTTGCCCGCTGTGCGCCCAGGCCTGGCGCCGGCACCGTAACGCGCTCGCGCGCAAGCGCCACCGCGCAAGGAGGAACCATGTCAGCGAAACCGTTTGACCCTCGATGCTTCGAGCTCGCGAAAGTGTTCGCGGCCGGCGAGGGACTCAACGCCGACGAGATAGTCGACCTCGCGTGTTCGATTCAGGCCTCTATCGAGGTTTGGTTCGCAGCGCGCGGCGTCTTTCCAGGTGAACGCAACCAGGAGGCGAAGCATGTTGATCCTAACCAGGCGACCAGGTGAGCGCGTCGTGATTGGGCCGGACATCATCACGGTGACGGTGCTCGGCGTCTTTCGCGGTCAGGTGCGGCTCGGCATTGATGCGCCGCCGGATGTGTCGGTGCATCGGGAGGAGGTTTACCGGCGCATTGAGGCGGAGGGCCGAAACGGGGCGCCAGGAGAACCAGGAACCGCTAGGCGCCGCGATGAGCTCGAGCGCGCCTCCTAGCATCGCCGACCAGGCCGGCCGCCTGGCGGCCGTCCTGGGCTCACCTGAATGATTTGTAACTATTGCGTGAACGTGTAGGACGCAGTTAGATTCGGACGCCGCCCGTTGTCTGTCAGAGGGGCGGCAATGCCGGCCAGAAAATCAACACGCTCGACCGCCCATCCGTGGCGCGCGTGGAAAGGGCCGGCCGACGAGCTCGACCCGTCCCGCCATCCCGAAACAACGCTCAAGCAAATTCCCGGCAACGGTAGCAAGTCGGAAAGTAGTCCGCCGTGGAATTTCACGCCGCGACCCTATCAACGCGGCGTCTTTGATGCTCAGGCGCGCGGTGTCCTGCGACAGTTTCACGTATGGCACCGCCGCGCCGGCAAGGACCGTTGCGGCCTCGCGCTCGCGAGTGTGGCGGCCTGTAACCAGGTTGCAAACTACTGGCACCTTTTCCCGAAACAAACGCAAGCGCGCCGCGCGATCTGGAACGGTATCAGTCGCGACGGCCGGCGCTTCATCGACGACGCCTTTCCAGCCGAGCACCGCGCGAAAACGCGCGACGGCGAAATGATGCTCGAGCTCAAGAACGGTAGCACCTGGCAGATGGCCGGCTCCGACAATTACGACTCGCTCGTCGGCTCGAATGTTCGCGGGATTGTGTTCTCCGAATTCGCACTGTGCGACCCGGCGGCCTGGCCGTACTTTCAACCGATCCTCCGCGAAAATGGCGGGTGGGCGATTTTCATAACCACCTTTCGCGGGAAAAATCACGCCTGGCGCATGTTCAACGAAGTGCGCGAGCTCGAGGATTGGCACACTTCAATTTTGACCGTCGACGACACAAGCGACGGTAACGGCCGGCGGATCATCACCGCCGACGACATCAACAAAGATCGCCGCGAGGGAATGAGCGAGGCGACGATTCGCGAAGAATACTTTTGCGAGCCGCAAGAGTTTGCACATGGAAGCTACTACGCGCGCGTGATGAATTGGCTCGCGGCGGAGGGCCGGTTGAGCGCCGTCGGATACGAGCCAGGCCTTCCGCTCTACGCCGCCTGGCACGTGTCCGAGGGCGCGGTCGCCGTGATCCTGGTCCAGGTGCGCGGCACCGAGGCGCGGATCATCGCCTCGCGGTCATGGCGGAACATCGCAATTGCCGACGCGCTCGAGGAGCTCCGCGAAACGGTTCCCTTCGCGCGCCACATTCGCAAGTGCATCACCAAATCAAACGTGACCGCATTCGAGCTCGCCGGCTACCTGGTCGACTCGAGTCCAAAACATAAATTGCCGGATGCGGTCGAGCTCGTGCGCCAATTCTTGCCGACGGTGCGAATTGACACCGACCCGCGACCCTTCGCACCTGGCGGCAATAACCGCGAGCTCTTGGACTCGCTGCAAAGCTACGGCCAGGCACGGCGCGCAAACGAGCTCGAGGCGATGCCGAATTGGGAGGAGTTTCTCGCCGACGCTATTCACACCTGGGCGGCGTATCGCGAAGACGCCGCCGACAGTTGGGGCGCGGCGCCGAATTACCGCGCGGCCGATAGGGCGGTCATATGAGCACACTCACTGACGAAATGGGCGAGCTCGAGGAAACGGCCAACACCGCGTTGACCAACACTGACGAGCTCAACTTGCGGATGGCTCAACTCGAGGCGCGCGTGACCGCGCTCGAGCAAGGCGAGCCGACGCCAGCGCCGGACGCGAAGAAGTTTTGCGGCGGTCACTTTCACAAAATTCAATACGCCATCGGCGAGAGTGATTGGAAAACCAAACTTCGCAACCAGGCCAACAAGTCGACCGAAATTCCTCAAATGCTCGGCTCGTTGTTTCCCATCGGTTGGGGAATCTGCGAGACCTCGCGCGGCGTGTTCAATTGGACAACGCTCGATGAATGTCTCGGCTACTTCAACGCCGACCGCAAGATCATTCTGGACTTGCCATACAAGGCCTTTAACACCTCGACGCCGACCAACCTCGCGCCGCCCGATATTCTCAATTCGGCCGACTGCATCGACAACGGCAAAGGATTCATCATTGCGGTTTGGCGGCCGGCCGTGATGGATCGCTATATCGCCTGGCTCGAGGCGCTCGCGAAAAAATACGACGCCGACGAGCGGCTCGTGTTGGCGATTACTTCCGAATGCACCGCCTCGCTTGATCCGAACATCGCACCGCCCGACTTTTCAAAAGAGGCGCTCGCCGCGCAGTTGAAGCGGCTCTATTCGGCGATGGGAGTCGCGTTTAATAAAACCTGGTTCCTCGCGAACCTCAACTATTTGTCCGATGAAATTGGCGGCCTGATGGAGGCGAGCTACAAGTCAGGGTGCGGTTTCGCCGGACCGGATGCCAAGGAGACCGACGGCGAGCTCGTGTTTCGCGGCGAAGATGACGAGAACAGCGGCCCGAGCTCGCGCGACTACCGGCAGTTGATGGCACACCACCAAATCGCCTCGACGCCGGTACTCGGCGGCAAAGATGACAACGGACCCGCCACAAATATCATCGCCTGGGCGCAAGGCCAGGCGGTGACGCACTTGTCCTGGGTATCGAGCTCGAGCGCACCTGGTTGCACCTGGGCGGACATCAAAAGAGCGATTGCCGCGAATCCTGACCTCGCCGAGCTCGACTGATGACGCAAGACGAGCTCCTCACCGCTGTTAAAAATCAACTCCGCCTGTGCGACGGATACGAGGGCGATGCAATCGCGAGCGACCGGAAAAAGGCGCTCGACTACTACTTTCAACGGCCGCGCGGCGATGAGATTCCCGGCCGCTCGCAAGTGATTTCGGGCGATGTGTCGGCGATGGTAGAGGCCTCGCTCGCACAGATGCTCGACGCATTCTCGAGCGAGCACATCGCCGAATTCGAGCCGCTCGGACCAGAAGACGAAGACCAGGCGCAACTAGAAAGCGACGCGGTTCAATACTTCGTCATGTCGCGCGCGAATGGTTTCCTCGAGCTCGCCCAGGCCATCAAGGATGCGCTGTTATTGCGGAATGGAATCGTGAAAGTGTGGGTCGAGGAGCGCCGCGACTCCACAACTCGCACGCTCAAAGGCGTGACGGAAGACGCGCTGCCGTCGCTCCTCACGATTCCGAGCACCGAGGTTAAGGTTTTAAAGTTTGATCCTGATACCGGCGAGCTCCGCATGCGGTTGACTGCGGTCAAGAAGAAGTTTCGATGCGAGGCCTTGCCGCCTGAAAATTTCCTCTACATGTCGAATTGGGACTCGCTCGAGCTCCAAGCGATACCGTTTTGCGCCGAGCGACACCTCGACATGCGCTCCGATCTGGTCGAGCTCGGATTTCCTCGAGCCAAAGTCGATCGACTCGACAAGTTCGCGAGCTCGAAGACTGACGCGGTTGCACGCAATCCGCGCCAAACCGTGAGCGTGCCAAGCGCGACCAGCGACCCGAGCCAGGACTCAATCGAATGGTATGAGTGTTTCGTATTGATCGACGCCGACGGCGACGGCATCGCCGAGCGGCACCGCGTTTGCTTGTCGGGCGGCGAGCTCCTCCTCGATGACACCTCGAGCAAGACAGTTCCCTACGCCGCCGGCGCCGCGCTCCTTGCCTCGCACCGTTTCACTGGCATTTCGCTTTTCGACAAGTTGAAGCAAACCCAGGACACGACGACAGGCCTGCAACGCGCGCTGATGGATAACGTCAACACGACCACAAAGAACCGCCTCGCGTACCTGGACGGAAAAGTTAACGTCGATGATGTGAGCGACGGCCGGCCCAATGGCGGCATCAGAGTTAAGGCGAACGTCGCCGACATCCGCGCGGCCGTGATGCCTTTCGCGGTGCCGGACACAAGCGCGAACATTCTCGCGAATATCGAATATCAAAAGTCGGTGCGCTCCGAAATGGGCGGAGCCGCGCTCGACCTCCAAACCGCCTCGATGCAGATTGGCGGCGACCGCATGGGAAGCCAAGGCCTCGACCGCGCTTATTCAGTCGTCGAGCAACTGTGCGCCATGCAAACGCGGATCATCGCCGCGACCCTCATCCGCTCGACGTTCCTCATTGCACATCAGATGCTCCGCGACTGGTACACCGAGGCGGTGCCGATCAAGCGAAACGGGAAATGGTTCGCGCCAGTGCCGGCACAGTGGCCGGCGCGCGAATGTGTAACCGTGCGCGTCGGGATGAGCGCCGGCGAGCGAGCTCGCCAGGCCGGCGCGCTGATGACCATGCTTCAACAGCAAGTGCAACTCGCGCAGTTTGGCATGGAAGGCGTGTTAGTGAACTTGCCCGGTTTCTATCGCACCTTGACCGATTGGGCGCGCGTCGCCGACATCCGAAACCCGGAACAGTATCTAGTCGACCCGGAATCGCCGGAGGCGCAAAAGGCGATGAACGCGAAGAACGCGCAAGCGGCCCAGGCGAAGAACGCGCAGCAGCAACTCATGAACCAGGCGCTAGGCCTCGAGCAACTTCGCACCGCGTTTGAAAAATACAAGACTGACTCGCAACTCCAATTCGACTATTGGAATGCGGTGCTCGGCGCCGAGGTTGAGGAGGCGAAGATCGCCGGCACTGCGACGACTGAGCTCCTCAAGGCGAAAGCGGCCGGCAAGGCAAAGGTAAACGGCGCCAATGGATCAGATGAAGCAACACGCGAAGCAACTCGCGACGAATCCGCTCCTCGAGAAAATTTGCAATGAGCGCGAGGCGGACATCATTGAACGCTGGCGCTCAACCTCGAGCATGCTCGAGCGCGAGTCCGCCTGGTATGAGCTCAAAGCGATAGAGGGTTTTCGTGAGTACCTCGCCACAACAATCAGCAACATCTTCGCCGGAGACGGCGACACAAGCGGCGGCACCGCCGGCAGTGGAGACACCGCCGGCGACGCCGCCAAAGAATGAGCTCCAACAATTCGCGGAGCTCTTTGAGAAACCGGCCGAGCCGAAAGGCGCGACCGGCGACGCGACCGCGCCGGAGACGGCGCAACCAGGTTCGCCCGCTGAGAAGCAAAAAACCGGCAAACCTAAAACACTGGCCGAGCTCGCCGAGAGGCTCCAGCTAAAGCCAGAAGACCTCTACGCGGTTGAAGTGCCGATGAGTGATGGCAAAGCGGTCAAGCTAGGCGCGCTCAAAGACACCGCCGCGAAACAGGATGCGTTTACGGTGCGCGAGCTCGAATTCGAGGAGTCGCGCGTCAGACGGGAATCGGATTACGTGCGCTCGCTAGGTGAGCTCCGCGAGCTCGTCGCATCACTACCGCCAAGCGCGGTCAAGCCCGAGGTTCTCGAGGCGGTGCGGCGCAAGCATGACGCGAATGTGCGAATGGAGCGAGCGCGCACGCTCGAGATAATTCCAGAATGGGCGGATGAGGCGAAGCGAACCGAGGAGCTCGCCGGCATGGTTGAACACCTGGCCGGTTATGGGTTTCCCTCGAATTTCCTCGAGTCGCTCGTCGATCACCGCGCCATCCGCTACGTGCGCGAAAACTACTTGCGCGAGAAACGCCTAAAGCGTGCGCTCGAGCAAGTCTCGCACGTGCGCTCGAGCACTGCGGCGCCCTCCAAGTCAAACGGCCAGGCGCCAGCGAAACCGAGAACCGAACCGACGCGACGAGGCTTCGTCGACGGCCGCGCTGAGTTTGCGAAAATTTTCCAACCTTAGCGGGTGACTCATGAGTGCCACGATTTTGACGGCCGCCGAACTGCGGGACGCGGACGCGGGCGGTTTCATACACGAGGATGTGCTCGACCAAATTTTCAACCTCGACATGCAGATTCCGACGCCGTTCCTCGATGCCATCGGGACGGGATCATTCTCGAATCCCTATAGCGAATGGACAATGGATGATCTCGCGGCGCCGGACCTCACCAACGCCGTGATTGATGGCTCGGACGCATCCGGCCAACAGGCGGCCGTCGGGACGCGCGTCGGCAATCACGCGCAGATTTCGGACAAGGTTGTTAGTGTTTCCGAGCGGAGCGAAGACGTTGCTTCGATTGGCTCCGCCGGCGGCCTGGCCTATCAGACCGGCCGGCGACTGCAAGAGCTCCGCCGCGACGTCGAGGCGATTGCACTCTCGCACCAGGCCTCGCTTGCGGATGATGGAAGCGCGGTCGCCGGCAAAACCGGCGCCTTTCCGTCCTGGCTCACCACCAATACAAGTTTTGGTGCGACACCTGGCGCCGATGGCGGATTCAACACCTCGACGAAAGTAGTAGACGCGCCGGTTGATGGCGACTCGCGCGGCCTGACTGCAACGCTCCTCGGCGATGTAATCGAGCTCGTCTATACCGCCGGCGGCAATCCCACCATTGCAATGTCGACGCCGAAAATGATTAAGGCGCTCGCCAAGTATTTGTTCACGACGCCTAACGCGGCGGTGCCTACGGCGAACATCAGCGGTCAAGGTGGGCGCGTTAACCAGACCTCGCAAGGCTACATCAACGTAATGGTGACGGACTTCGGGACGACTCTCGAGCTCATCCCTAACCGCCTGATGCAAGTTTATCCATCCGGCGACACGGTGCCGGTAGCAGGTTGCACCGATCTGCTTTTGATCGACCCTCAATACGTGCAAATCGCCTACCTGGGCGGCTACAAGGTGCAACCACTGGCGAAACTCGGCCTTTCGGTGCGCCGTCAACTGTCGGTCGATTGGATGGTGAAAGTTACGCGCGAAGACGCACACGGCGCCTTGCGTGACTTGAATCCGGCAACTGCGGTAGTTGCCTAACCTGGCGGGGGGCGCGCACGTGAACCGCGCGGCAAAACTCGAGCACGTGCGACAGATACGGGACGGGGTTCTCCCGTCCCGCGATCTGCCTTTCGGTCGCGTCGTGTTGCGAATTCCCGTTGAAGATATGCCGATCTTGCGGCGCCTCTATCCTGATTTGGTTTCACGCGACCCGCTCGAGAGAACGCGAGCCTGGCAACGGTTCGCGCGCTCGCACGCCTCCTTTCCCTACCGCACCGCGCGCAAGGTAATCCGATGAACTTTGGCGAACTGAAAACGGCCATACTCGCCGACGCACACCGCCCGGACCTCACCGCCCAGGTTGCGCGCTTCGTGCGCGAGGCGGAGGGAATGATCCGGCGAGACCTCCGCGCGTTTGTTGTGTCCGGTACGCTCACCGAATCCGACCGCGTAGCGGGCGGCGTCTACACCTTGCCGCCTTACCTCCTCGAGCTCCGCTCGATTCATTCCGCCGACGAAGACGGCGACGCGCTCGAGCAAGTGAGCCTCCTCACCGTGCGCCGCTATACCGGCGTGACGCCGCTCAAGTACGCAATGCGCGGCGACACTATCGAAATTCGCGGGACGCCGGCGACCGATTCCGAATTTGACCTCGAGTACCTCGGCCATCCGGCGCCGCTCACCGATGACACGGACACTAACGATCTGCTCACCGATCACGAAGCGCTCTATACCCAGGGCGCGCTTTATTACCTCTACTTGCATACGCAAGACCTCGAGCTCGCCGCGACCGCGCTCGAGGTTTTCGGCGATGCACTGAACAAACTCAACGAGCACATCGGCCGCAAGTTGGGCGGCGCTTCGGTGAGTCCCGCTTACAACTTCGGCACAGGTGGGAGTTATTAGTCATGGGAATTTTTTCGCTCATCTTGTTGGTTGCCGCGTTTGTCTGTTTTGTGCTCGCGGCCTTCAACCTGGTAGTCGGCAAGATCAACCTGGTTGCGACCGGCCTCGCGCTGTTAACTGCGGTGCAATTGATCGCCGCTGCGACGTGAGGGCGCCGCAATGGGACTCGAAAGCGCAACCTACATTAGCGGCCTCAACGCCTCGAATCCTGTCGGTGCGACCGACCCAAAGAGCCAAGGCGATGATCACATCCGCCTGATTAAATCGACCCTCCTCAACACCTGGCCGAACGTCACCGGCGAAGTGAGCGCGTCGCATGTCGAATTGTCACTCCTCGCCGGCACCGTCGGCACAACCGGAACCGGCGCACTTGTGCGCGCGGCATCGCCGACGTTTTCCGGCACACTCACAGCGGCTGCAATTGTGGCGACATCCCTCGCCGCGACCACACTTAGCGGCGCCGGCTCCGCGATCACCGCGCTTAATGCTTCCAACCTGGCGAGCGGGACGGTACCTGATGCGCGCTTTCCTTCAACATTGCCGGCGCTCAATGGCAGCGCTCTTACTGCTCTTAACGCAAGCAACCTCGCGAGCGGGACAATTCCTGATGCGCGATTCCCGTCGACGTTGCCAGCCGTCAGCGGCGCAAGTCTCACGGGCATCACAGAAACGCAGATTGCGGATGGATCGCTCCTCGCGCGAAACGCCGGCACCGAAACGATAAGCGGCGCCTGGACCTATTCGACCAGGCCTAAGAGCTCGAGCGCCGGCGGATTCCTGTCGCACGCGAGCTCGAGCAACACCGGCGGCTCAATCATCATCACTAATGTTGTGCCGTCAGATACAACCGGCATGAACGCCGGCGACATCAAGTTGGTGTACTGAACGTGAGCGAGTTCAATTTCGAGGTTGGCGAGTATGTTTGGCTGTTGCGCGGCGGCGTCGAAATGTCGGCGCGCGTAGTGGCGCGCATGGTGTACCGCCTCGGCCACTGGCACCGCTACCAGGTGTCATGGATTGATGAGGCCGGCCATCGGCAACCGAACTTGTTCGCGAGTCCCTCCGACTTGCGAGAGAAAGAACAACCGCCGGCACCAATCGCGGAGCTCGAGTAGATGGGAGTCTACGTCAACGATAACGGCACGCTTCGCACGATCACGCGCGCTTTCGTGAATGACAATGGCACGCTCCGCGAGCTCGACGAATTCGCGGTGCGCGATAACGCGACCCTCCGCCATGTCTACATGATTCAAGTGCAATTGCCGGCGTCGATTCTCGCGCAGCGAGCCGCGTCTTCGCCGGCCGGAATGCAATTCAAGAATGACGGCACCATGCAAGAGGGCTCCAGCACGCCGAGCGCGGAGTTACCGCTCACCTGGTTGGTGTCAGGTGCGGTCGCGGACTATGAATACAACATGAGCGCGCCAGGCGGCGACGGATTCTCCACCGGCGCAACCGATACTTGGATCAGCGGCGGAACCTCAACCACCTGGACGCGAAACGCAGGACTCGGCCAAACCAGGACCGCGACCGGCACACTCAAAATCCGCCGCGCGAGCGATCACGTCGAGCTCGACTCGTGCGCGGTCACGCTCGAATGCGATAACTCATGAGCTACCCGAAAAAAATACTTCGCTTGAGGCCTACGCGCGGCATCGTGTCCGATGTGCCGGCGAACGAAGTCGCGGCGGAGTTTTACACGACCGGCCGCAATGTGCTGATGCGTCGCGGGTTCGCCTCGAGGGTGCTCGGCTCGCGCCAGGTGTACGCGACCCTTCCCTCGGATGTGTTGCACCTCCGTTATGCGCTCGCGCATTGGTTGAGTTTCGGCGCCGATGACATCACCGCGCTCGAGACCACAAAC